GCATAGGCATATATGCAGCCACACATAATCAAACAATTACCAAGACTAGTGTTAAGATCCCCCGATGAACGGGTTCCTTTAATGCTGAACTTGACTTTGCCATCATTAGCATAAGCTGTGCCCTTATTGTGAATTTGCCATTTCAATAACTCTACCAATTTCTTTGCTCCAGGATACAAATCAATATAGAAAGAGTGCTCGAACCTCAATGCATCTGCACTAACGTGCGCATCGAACTTTTCGGCATCAAGACCTACTGCCACAGGATCCGTGAATCTGTCCCACTTCCCCCGTAACACACTTGCTGACTGCTCTGCATTCAACCCCTTAATGACAGTGTGGTCAGTAACACTATCAAATGCATGATTAATCGCTTTGAAAAAAGGCTTTTCTGCATGCTTTAGGTAGCGCCCCAGCTCTAGGTTAAACCTTGGATCACGTGGATTGATACCACGGGGCGCCTTGCTCAAATCTTGCTTCTCAAATTTAACAAACATGTTCAAATGAGAATCACTCTCAGAAACTGGTTCACGATACAACGAATGCATAGCATCGGTGTACACCCTCTTCTTGCTGCCTGTGTAGCGATCAACGACTTGCTGATAACTCAATTTAGGGAGCTGAGGCATGAAATCATTAACTTTCGCGCGAAACTCTTGAAAATATGGTTTGTTAAATGCACCATTGACAGGGGGTATTATATTTCTAAACCCACTCCCGTTCTTATCTTTACAGAAAAAATAGCGTTCTGTAAGGGCCCGGCCAATAGCGTCTACTCCGTTATTATAAACTCCTAGGTTGTGATCTAGTCCAAACGAGGTCAAAACGTTGTACTTCCTCATTTGTGGTGGCATCCCGTTCCGGCTTATGCACAACTTACCAACTTTATCAGTTGCAACCCTCTTCACTAGGTCGTCTTTCACAACTGTGCTGGATCCATAAACCGTACGCGGGCAACCTCAGCAAATAGTTGGTTCAGCGTTTGGCACAGGCACAAACGCTTCACGCAACCATTTCGGTAGGCGCACGCGGGTGGTGGCTAATTGATCAACAATTCCTTCAGTAAAATAAGCATTCATAACAAACTGCTGGTGCATAATAGTGTCAACATTGCGCACACTGGTGTCACGACACACCTTCAAGTACTCACGCTCAATCAACAACCGATTTGCTTCGCTTGGTGCTAATTTGCCCAACTTTGATCTCAAAGCCAACACGACTGCTGCAGCAAACTTAGGAATCACCATTGATGTACCCCTGTTCACCTCGCTGTCGTTACCAACCGTTTCGAGGCCGAATACGACTCGAACCTCTTCATCTGCCTTCACTGGTGGCAGATCACCAAACACAATGCCATCGCTATCTGGCTCTTGCTCGTCACACACCCCCTCTCGCTCTCTACTTAGGTGGCACATTTCTTCGTGTTTAAAATTGCTCATGTCATAACCCGTGGAATCGTACACATCTCGCATCGTTTGCTCGATTGCACCTCGTCCAGACCCCTCAGCATGTTCAATCATTTGTAATCGAATGGCATCACGCACTGCACATTCTTGCTCTATTTCATCCAGCATTTCATCATTAACACAGAATAACCAACGTAACATTCTATATTTGATGAGGCTTGCGTACTTCTTAGGCTTTGACCAAGTGGACTGCTTGGCCTTGTTTGTTGTGTTGAAAAATTCAACCTCGTTAATTCGCTTGCTTGTGTTCATGGTTAAGAAGAGAAGAAATAAGGTTTGCTTGTTTACCATACAAGCATGGTGGAAAGAGTTAAATTGAGATTCCCACTCAACTCAATGTGCCCCAACCATCGCACATTGATGTGTCGTCTCCACGACTCCATGCTGTTACCAGCAGTGGCTTAACCAATGGTAGTGTAGTTCTTCTCGATTCGCCCAACCAACAATTTTACCATCAATGTTGGTGGTTGCGAACCCATGATTCCAGTTCATTAGAATCAAGTCTGGGCCCTTTTCCAGCATGCACTATAACAAAT